CATCACAAAATCCGTGTCAATTTCACGCACGTCGTACTTAATCTGGAAATCGAACTGATTGCTGATAGCCGACATATTCTGCGGAATAGGCTTGTTGGTAATAGCCTCTATTTCAGCGGGGTCTAGGTACTGCAAGCACAAGGCGAACAGCATATTGAAGGCTTCGCTCCAAACGTCTAGCCAGTTGTTGACAATGTGTTGCTGTGTCAGTTGAGTTCTCTGCGGAGGAATGTTCGGGTGATAGATACCAAAGTAAGCCGCATGATTTTGCTCAACGACGCTAATTAAGTTGAAAGCAGTTTGCGTTTCGCTCTGCGGTGGAGGCATGAATCTGTAGTCGTCAGGTGACGTAACAGGCAGATGAATTCCCGGAGCAATCTTATTGATACCACCAAGTCTTTTCTTAACAAGAATGGGTGGCATTGTTGTAAACGCCGTGCGGTCACGGATAGAGTCGTGCTGTGCCTTGATTTCAAACTGGTCGGTCATCGCCACTTCGGGAACGCCTCTGGACTCTTGGATAGGTCTGCGGATTCGCTCTCTGCGATAGATGACAAACGGGTACTTGTTGTGGGCGTAGCCAAGGAGTTCATGGCTGGCGTAGATATCGCTACCTGCTCTTGGGCAGAAGATGGTGCAGTAGATGCCCTGTGTGCCGTCTTCGTTGATGAGGCGTGAGTAAGCGTACACGACCTCAATCAAGTGCATATTGCGGTTAATCTGGTAGTTAATCAGCGTAGCCGCAGGGAGGATGTTCGGGTCGTGGAAGTTCGTGCGAAGTCCAGCGACGCTGACTGCTTGGTTGACAAACTCTTCGCTCCATCCATACTGTGCGGCTTGAGAACGAATCTCCATTTCCGTCATGAAGACTCTTCGGAAGATGACTCTTGCATCTTGTATGTTGATGGTTTCTGGCGGGAACGAAATCTCGTCAAATGGTTTTAGAGCAACGACAGAAGGACAATTTTTTGAAATATACGATTCAGGAATTTCAGCCTTACCAGTTTCACGTAAGTCTTTGACTGCCTTTCTGACAGATTTTTCGTCAACGTCATTAAGGTATTGCTGAATCAAGTCACAGGCGTATTGTTCTTGCTCAGGATTCAGGATTGCATCAGCCAACTCAGCGAGAGCACTATTGCTTCCCTGTTGTCTTGCTTGCTGAGACAAAGCCGCAATTTCGTCTATTCTTATCGTCTGGTGGCGAAGAGCAGTTTCCTGCTCCCAAATCACGTGCAATCCAGACCATCCGTACTGCTGTGTGTATTGAGCGAGGAGTTCGGCTTCTGAATGCAGTTCTTGTCTCAATTTAGATTGCGTGAGCCAATCCATCAAGACATTAGCCGAGCCAGCAAAGTCGTAATCGTTATACTCAGTACCCTTGACCTTGACCTTACAGCGGTCAAACGTGGTCATAAGCATAGCCACGATGTCGTTGATTGTTCGGTCAACTAGACGGCAACGGACATCAGAAGCCCCCTCAAACGGAAAGGCTGAGTCGCCTTCCATACGGCTTTCGCTGTGCTTTTTACCATCCGAAGTCTGACCAGCCCATCTGGAAAGACGAATGTCGTCGTTTTCCATGATGTTGGCGACGTTACCGCCGTTTTGCGTAGAGCGATTGTACTCTTGCCAAAGATATGGGATGTCGGGCGTAGATGAAGCATAAACCAACTTGTCTTGGTTCGGGTTATACTTAGTGGAAATGTTGTTTTTAGTTATGCTCATTTATAAATTTGATTAAATCGTCTCTAAAATAGCGTTTATGACCGCCTTTTGTTGTAAACGTCCTTATAGCACCGCTATTTGCAAGTTTTTCGAGTTTTCTTCTTGTTATGCCAATAAGCAGTAACGCTTTATTCCTAGAAAGCAAGGATGGAAAGTAAAGTTCCATTAGTAACTTCCTCCACCCCACGCCTTGGTAGTATTCTTTGTTAGATGAACTGGATTCATTGTCATAAGGTAGCGGAGGCAATCTATAGGGTCTTTCGTTGCTCCCTTTTCCCCATCCTGACCAGTCCACTCCTTTATGCAGTATATAAGGTTTTGACATTTGTCTGATATGTAAAGTTTTGGTTTATTTAATGGCGAAAGTTCGATGTTTTGGTCGTACGAGAACCCATCGTTAATCATTGCGACTCCTTGTTCTATTTTGACACCTGCGGCTGGAACAAAATGCATAGGCACGTCTCCATCGTCAAGCATATCTATGAGCGTTACTCCTCCGTCTTCAGTTACAGCCTTTGTACCACCAGCCCTTGGGTCAATATAACGCTCACAGATGTCCTCCCCTCCCTCAAGTTCAAGGATGAGTTCCTTATAGTCGGCAAGGCTTCTTCCAGCGTTGGAACGCTGTCCTGTGCCTATCTTTCCGTCGCTATCGGACGATGGCAATGACCATTCGCCTTCCGAGATGTCTGGGAACTCCCTGTACACGTAAATACACCCATCATCGGTTGCTTTAGCCCATATCATAAACCAATTACGAGCACCAGCAGGGTCTACAACCATGTAATTAGTGCCTTCCTTGGGGATGTCCTCTTCTTTTACAACGTTTACTGCGTCTACAAATCTTGGGAATTGATTTCCTGTTATGTTATCAGCCCAGCCGTACGCACGTATCTTTATTTCGTGAGATTTCTTACCTTGTAACGTCTTTTTTAACTGCTCAAAAGGATTGTACGGGTTTAGTTCGCTATGAAACCATATAACAGACGCTGGTCTAATATGGGACTTAGCAATGTAAGGCATGCATCCCTTAGGGCAACCATTTACATTGACAGCGTCTGGGAGTAAGGGACTTTCTCTGGTTTTAATTATCTTAGCACCAGAGACAAACTCCTTGACGACTGGACTATAACCCGTGATTGGAGTGAAAGTCACCATGAGTTTTCCGCTTCTTGTGACGATGCGGTATCTTAGTGTCTCAATCCAATCCAAAGGGACTAATTCATCGCACCAAATAAGGTCAACTTCGCCACCTTCAATGACATCTCGCTTCTGAGCGTAGTTCATAAAGAAGCATTGCGACTTATTTGGTAAAATGAAGGTGTTATCGCTGAATCCGTTCTTTTGCGTGTACTCTACGTTCTGAACTTTGTTCTTCTTTAGGTTTTTAAACTCAGAAGGCAAGTATTTGTAGATTACGTTCTGTTGCATCTGAATGCTTGACTGATTTGTCGTGTGCAAGCACCATACACGTGCGTCTTTTACGTTTATAAGCGTCTGAACAACACGTTTAGCCGCCCACTCCGTCTTAGAGGCACGATTTCCACCCAAAACAAGCAATTCGTTGTTTTCCTTAAGCAAACTATCGGCTTCCTTCCAATGCGGAAGGTCAAACCCGTGTCTATACGGGTCGAGTTTCTCAGCAAGAATCTTATCTTCTCTTATTGAGAGTATTTCTGCCACCTTTTCCGCACCATACTTATCAGTCAACGACCTAATCTCGTCAACTGAAGGCATTACAAGTACTGGATGCGGACTAAGGTTCATCTACTGGTAGGAGTTGTGTTCAAATTAATGCCATTCTTACCTACGTCTGACATTTTTATTATTTTTGCTGAAAAGTCTTCCGTCAAAGTTCCGTTGTCTTCGGCTTTATATTTTGTTGCGTCGTATGCAGGAGTATTGAGGTGCAAGTCTGCGTCGTCAGGAACTCTGTATTTGCTATCTAACATTCTTGATGTTCTTTCTGAAAACTTTTCCTTTGGTCCAGTAGCCCTGTGCACGTGCTCTAAGTTGTCGTAATCAAGACTAGGAAACATCTTTTGCTTCCATTTGTAATAAGCGGCAGCAATGACTGGAGCGTGTTCAGGATGTGCGGCAAGTTCTGGGTGTTTTGTCAAAGGAATGCCAGTCATTCTTTCCATGTTCAAGTAACTGTCGTAATTCGTCAGTTGAACGTACCCTCTTCCACGACTAAAACTACCATCGTCACCTTTGTAGTCCTTTCTCCAGTCTCCTTGGACTCTAGTAGCAATGCCATCTGATTCTGCCATCAAGTGCCAAAGGATGTTCTTTTGTTGCGTTGATGTGAACCCTTGTTTACGCAGTTCTTCAATTACCCTGCTTGACCAAGCGTACGTGTTGTTGTTCTCGTCGTATCTCTTAGCCGCTAATGCGGCTATTTCTTTATCGGTAGGTTTTTGAGCCATAATATTTTTTTAATTGGTAAGTTTACGTCCCATTCTGTGTCTTCCCAGTCAACGTCTTCTTCTTCCTCAAGTCCCTTTTGTTTTCTTGTCATCTTCGTTCTTGATATCGAATGTATCGTTTCGGATGACAGCAAATTGGTCGGTGAGCATATGGCGAATGATTCCGTCTTTTTCCAGCACTACGGCAAAGATGTCGTTGCAGAAAGTGCCAGCGGATTGGACATAGAGCAGATATCCGTACCCGATTGCGGTCTTTACTGGGATAGGATTTCTGAACTCGTAAATCATGTTACCAAGCCTTGCAAGACCAGTATCTTGGGGTTGTCTTGTCTTTTGCGGTTTCGCACCTGTGTCTGGCTCTGAAAGACTTCCGTCTGGCTGGTTGGTCTTTCTTGATGCTCATGTCTGGGTCGCCAAAACGCACAATCTTGACTTTATTGCCAGACTTTACATACACGGCTGACTTTTTAGCCGCATTTGGAGTCCTAAATGGTTTATTTAGAGTAACTTTTCTGTTTTTGTAGTTAGCCATAAATTATTTTTTGTTTTGGTTTTTCATGTTATTCTGATTCATCAGAAGGTGTAAATATGTCAAAATCTATGTTTCCGTCATCACTCTTTCTTGGGATATAATATCTCTTTCCGTTCTCAAGTTTGCCAGTCTCAGCCATTTTTTTGTATTCGTCAAAATGAACTATATAATTCAAGTTTGCGTCGCTTATATATCCTTTTGAGATTGAATCATTTTTAGACTTAGCAAATTCTTCTGGTGAAAGAATATACTGCGTAGGGTCGCCTTCGAACGCAAACGTGTTTATTAACGCTTGTTCTTTATCGGACATAGTTCCTGTTCCTGTTATTTTTTCCTTAGTAACTGGAGAAACATATTCCGTAGGTGCTGAACCCTGTATTGGCATAGGCACAAACGCACCATTTCGCTCCATTATGACGCTTGAGCCTGAAGGGTGAATAGAATGCACGTTCCAACCCTCGATATTTCTGCCAGCCTTGACCCATTGTCTGTTTCCTTTGCTGTCGCTCATTGACACTAAGCCCTCTGATGGAGACGAAGAATGCAGTTTGATGCCTTGAAGCATCTGCATATCTTGGGCTGAAGCCCTTGCTACTGGTGTCTTTGATGTCGGTTTTGCTTGGGGTATCCCAGCGGTAAAATAAGGCTTTTCTTCCATGTTAGTATTTTCCTATAAATCTAGGGTGACGTGCAACGCACCATCTGACTCCATCCCATCTGATTTTCACAGGCATGCCAAGACCAAACTTTGACGAATCCCTGCACAGGACGTTTTCTGGCTTACCATCGACAAGCACAGCAATCATCTTTTGATTTTTGAACTTCCCGTGAACTGTGCCTTCTTTGACAGTATTCTCTGTCTTGATTTCCGACGATTCATTCATACCGACCTTATTCTTAAGTTCAGCAATACCTGCGTCAGTCCAGCGAACCTCCCAGAGATGCTGAGGTTTCTTGCTCTCAAGCCTAGTCCAATGCACGTCCTTTGTGAATTGCTCACGCATTTCCTTCAGAATCTCCCTAGAGAGTCCGAGCGTTATAGATAGTTCTTTTTCATTCATGTATGTACTATTGGGTTTAAAATCCTTGCATGTCAAGCGAATGTAAATGGTGGGTGCGGTTGGATTCGAACCAACGTTTCTTCCGTTATGAGCAGAGTGTTCTGACCTTTGAACTACACACCCCTGTAAAGAATACGGCAAGCGGGGGTCGAACCCGCAACATCCAGTTTGGAAAACTGACACTCTGCCAATTGAGTTACTGCCGTAAAATGGGACTAGCGGGACTTGAACCCACAACCAACCGCTTAAAAGGCGGCTACTCTGACCATTGAGTTATAGTCCCGAAAGAACCCCGAAAGGGAGTCGAACCCCTGCTAAGAGAACCAAAATCTCCTGTGCTACCATTACACCATCGGGGTAAGTTAGACGCATGAAAGGAAATTTAACCTTTCTCCTCCGATGAACGGAATTCAACTTAAACTAATGCGTCAAAGAGCGGAGAAGGCAGGATTTGAACCTGCGGTGGTTTTACCCACAGGTCTTTAGCAAAGACCCGCAATAAGCCTCTCTGCCACTTCTCCTAGAATCGACCCACTAGGAATCGAACCTAGATGACTCGCTTAGAAGGCGAGTGTTCTATCCGTTGAACTATAGGTCGTAAAATCAGAGGGTACAGGATTCGAACCTGTGGGGCTTTGACACCCAGTAGTTTTCAAGACTACCGCAATAGACCACTCTGCCAACCCTCTAAAGAGCCTTGTGTCAGATTTGAACTGACGACCCTCT